CGACTGTACTGCTGGTACAGAGTATTGTGAAAATAATGGTTTAACAACAATTAATAATACAGTTACAACCAACACAAATAATAATACTAACACAAATAATAATACCAATGCCAACACTAACACAAATCAAAACACGAATGTCAACACATCAACTAACACCAATCAAAATACGAATAACTCCACGAACACTAACACGAATAATTCTACTAGCTCAAATGCTAATACCAATAGCAATACCAATAGTAATACTTCTGTAAATACAAACACCTCAACTTCTAATTCTACAGTTAATTCTACGGTAAATCAAAATGTCAACAATACAAGTGCATCTACATCAGCTAATACAAACACAAACAACAATACAAATACTAACAAGTCTGAGTCAGAGTCCAATGTTACTACCGCTAATACAAATACTAACAACAATAATTCCAACTCTAATAATACTAACAAAAATATAAACGAATCTAACTCTACACAGACAATAAATCAAAATGTAACCAGCAAGGCACCACCAGCTTCAGCAATAGCTCCAAGCATTATGTCCTATTCACAGGACCTGTGCACTGTAGGACGTTCTGGTGCGTTTCAAGGGCAGGTATTTGGGTTCTCGACAGGTGCTACAGTAAAGGATGAAAACTGTGAAAGATTAAAGCTCTCAAAATATCTCTATGACACCGGCATGAAGGTAGCGTCTGTTAGTATCCTATGCCAAGACCCTCGTGTTTTTGCTGCTATGGAAATGTCTGGAACTCCTTGTCCTTACAAAGGCAAGATAGGTAAAGAAGCAACGATAGCTTGGGCAGAAAACAATCAAGACAGACCTGATTACAAAGTGTGGTACAAAGAAAAGAAAGCAAATTGTAAAAGAGTTTGGCATTCATCTTCACAACTGCGTCAAGAATGTATAGCAAACTTAAAATAATATGTTTGTTATTACTAACTTGTAATCTCTCAGCAACCTACACATACCAAAACAATCAGGCTTTAGTAGACCTTACTAATCAATCAAACACAACGGTGTTAAATGTAGGTGATGACCAAGTTTCTAATGCATTTAATCTAGGGTTTACCTTTGACTTCTATGGTCAAGCGTTTACTCAAGGTAGAATGGCTACCAATGGTTGCTTACATTTTAAAACATCAGGTGCTTTTTGTAGTGACTACACACCTGACCCATTAGCTAATCAGTTTACTTATACTCTACTTCCTTTTTGGACAGACTTAATTAGAGACAGTGGCTCTAGTATGGTGGCTAAAAGTTTTGACGATAAGACAGTCTTTGGTTGGTATAACATGAGAGAGTACAACAGAGCTTCTGATAACAGCTTTGAAGTCATACTCTGGCGTAATGATAACTTCGAGTTTAGGTATGGTGCATTAGATGTTATTAAGCACGATGTTCTTATAGGAGAAATGGGTAGTGGTAGTTCAGAAGTGTATCAATATCTGTTTCACGATCAATGTTCTACAGGCACAACTAACTCAAGCAGTTGTGTTAGCAGAACATGGAATAGCACTGACTCAAATACTTTATTAGAAAGCGGTGGTTCTTTGTACGGTGCTGGCACAGGTAACGCTATAGATTGTAGCGATCCTTTAAACAACGCAGCATGTAGTGGGTATGCAGCAGCTTATCAAACACAACAGTGTGAGTTGGACCAGCTGTACAACACTGCGTGTCCTTCTTACTGGGACGCTTACGATGATAGACAATGTGAATTAGATACCCAGTATTCTCCAGCATGTCAAGGATATAATACGGAAGACTCTGTAGCCTACTATGACCATGAAACAGACTATGGTTTTAACGAAGAGGATATGTGGTACGATGAAGAGTATGACGAATGGTTAGATAGCTCAGACCCGTGCTATGAGAATAGGTGTGAAGGATTTACTGATGCTGATTGGTACGCCTTAGATACTGAACAGTTTGGACAAGAGCAAGTAGACGAATGGTTTGGGGCAGATATAAGTTTTAATGATGATGGTATGGTTGAGTGGGACAGTACAGCTATGGATTCATATGATGATTTAGATGTACAAATGGATGTATGGGATATGGAACAAGATATTATACACCACGAAGAAATGCTGTTAGAAGAGTTTTTGTTTCAGGAAAGTTTTCTTGTAGAAGATTTTAGAGAACCAGAAACATTTATAGAATTAGAAACGATTGAACAACTAGAAGAATGGTTTGAAGAGGAAACACAACACCATGAAGAAAGGCACGAAGAAGAAGCTCTTGCGATTGCAGAAGAGTCGGAAGAAGAATTCAACGAACCGGTATTTGAAGAAGCCTTTGTAGAAGAAAATGATGAAGAGTTTGAAGAGCAAGTAGCTTCCGGTGAATTTAGACCGGAGAGTAAAGAAGGCAAGAGTTCTGTGACACGAGAGATGGCGTTAAAGGTTGTCTCGTCTACGCTACGGACAGCTCAAGCAAGTGTTAGTGGCACAACGTCAGGTACATCTATTCATGCTACAGGTGGCACAACAGGAGGTTCTAATTCTAGTGCATCTAACTCCAGTGGAGGGATGAGTACGAGTAGTTCTCCTAGTATGTCAGAACAATTTGCATCTGCTTCTGTACAAACCAATCAATTACTTGACATGAGTTTTAATTCTAATGTCAGTACTTCAATGTCTTCCGAAGTTGTGGAAGTTGAGACGGTCTCTACATCGCTATCTGTAGATACGACCACGACACAAACTATACAAAATCAAATTGATGTGTCAGTCTCAACAGAAACTACAGCTTCGGATTCAGACTTGATAGCTGATAAGATACTAGCACAGAACATGCAAGATGCTCAAGATGATGTGACTACTAAACAAGAAGAGACAGGTGAGTACGGTGCAGAAGACACCATCATAGCCTACATGGGGTTTGTCCCAGACTTTAACAGTTATAGAAATGTGGTATTACCACAGAAAGAAACTTGGTATGACCCTCGTAGTATATACGCTAACAATATGTTAGCTGATAACCTCAAAGGCTTTTATCAAATGGCAGGACAGAGTATTAATACGCTGACCGAAATGAAACGATTACAACCTAACTTATAGGAGAATATTATGGATTGGTTAAAAGAAAGAACAGGACAATTAACAGTGTTTGTAGGAATACTAAGCACACTAACAGGTTTTGGTTGGGCAGGTGCTGAACTTTATAACCGGCTGGTTGTTGTTGAAAAGAAAATTCAATACAATGCAACTGTAAGAGCTTCAGTAATTGAGATTGAAAAAAGATTTGTAGGGATTGATGTGGAGATTGTTAATCTTAAACTTAGAGTTAAGAAAATACCGGACAACACAGAGCTTTACAAGTCCATCGCTAATGTTGAAGCAGACATTAAAGTCTTAGATAACATTGTTGAGGAACTAAAGAAAAGCTCCGGTAATCCATTAGCAGATTAATCAGTAAGTAACCTAGCATTAAGGTGGGCTTCTATTTGCCCATGTATATTATCTAGTTTAGCTGTAGCTTCCCTAAGTATAATAGATAAAGTATTAAACTCTTCAGCACTTAAAAAATCTTTGAGTGCTGTTATGTCTGTGCTTGTGCGTTCTGTTACAAGTTTTCCTGTCCGATCATAAAACAAAGTATAGCCTATTAGTTTGGCTTCGGTGCGTTTAGTTCTCATTATCCACCTTTGCAAATGTAATCTTGTCTTGTCTACCACGTAGTCCTGCTTTCATGTAAGAGGTAGCACGACCTTCAAAGAAGTTCTGATGTTCAACACCCATCACTTCATCTAACCACCCGAGAGGATTCTCACGTTGGTCATAGTTTGTTTTTAGTCCAAGCTGTAGTAATCTTCTATCAGCTATATATCTATTGTAAGCATACATATCTTTCTTTGTAAGTCCTTCAAGGTCTCCCATAGCAAACACTAGGTCTAAGAACTTGTCTTCAAGGTCAACCATCTGTCTACATATCTCGTAGATTTCTGCTTTGAAATCGTCTGTCCATATATCAAGGTTCTCTTGAATAAACTCTCTAAACAATTTAGTCATAGCTTCGACATGCATTGACTCATCACGAATAGAGTAAGTAACAATCTGTCCCATACCTTTCATACGTCCAAAGCGTGGGAAGTTTAACAAGATTGCAAAGCTGCTAAAGAGTTGTAGTCCTTCTGTAAAGGCTGAGTAAACTGCTAAAGTTTTTGCAATGCTTTTCTTGTCTGCCTTGGTAGTCTTGATGTTGTGTACATACTCATGCTTGGCTGACATCTCTTCGTATTCAGCAAAGGCTTTGTACTCTATCTCAGGCATACCTACTGTATCAAGTAGTAAGCTGTAAGCATGTTGATGTATTGATTCCATGTTTGCAAAAGAACCCATCATCATTCTAGCTTCCGGCTTTCTAAAGATACGCATGTATCTATCTACATACCCTGCACCTACATCAACATCTGATTGAGTAAACAACCTAAAGATTTGTGTTAGTAAATACTTCTCTTGCTTTGACAGCTCTTGCCAATCTTTTACATCTGTGTGTAGTGCTACAGATTCAGGCATCCAATGCATTTGATTCTGTAGTACATAGTAATCGAACATCCAAGGATTATCGAAAGGTTTATAATAGTCTCTTGTGTCTAATAGGCTCATGTTATTTCTCGTTTAGTTTGTTAAATTTTTGTTGTATCATATTATCCTTCGCATGAAATGCATTCAGTATCTTCAAGTCTAATACGCTGAACTTTAGTGTTAACATTCTCTGCATTTCTAGCAGCGTTTGTTCTAAAGTAATATAAAGATTTTAGTTTCTTCATAGCATACCAATGTACATCGTTAACATATTGCATATACTCATCATGCACCTCTTGTTTTTCTGTAGCTGTTGGTATAGTAAAAAATAAATTAACTGACTGTGCTTGACATATAAACTCTTGGCGTTTAGAAGCGTGTTCTACTAGCCACATTTGATCAATCTCATTTGCAGTTTTAAATATTTCTTTTTCATCATCTGTTAGGATATCAAGGTGTTGTACTGAACCCTCATGTCCTGCAATGTCTTTCCAAATTTCTTTAAGTTCATCCTTAGTTAGTTTCTTATCAGCTAACAAACTTTCTAAGTGTCTGTTTTTAACTTGGAACGAACCGGATAAAGTTTTGTGTGTATATACGTTAGCCCTGTATGGCTCAATAGAAGGAGATGTCCCACCACAAATAATACTAGAACTGGCATTAGGAGCAACAGCGAGGAGATGAGCATTCCTCCTGCCACTGCCACTGATATCAGGAGCTTCTCCACGTTCTTCTGCAAGTTTTTCAGATGCTTTGGTAGCTTGTCTCTTAATGTATTTGAATGCTTTGTGATTAAATCCCGTAGCATATATACCCTCAATAGGTAAGCTGCGTGACTGGAGATACGAATGGAATCCCATTGCACCCAAGCCCAAGGACCTTTCTCTATAAGCAGAGTAAGCAGATTTAAGAAAGCCTTCTTTCCCTTCCTTAATATGTTTTTGAAACCTTTTAAAATTGGCATTGTATTCTCCTAAGTTATCTGTATCGACAGCGTTGTCAATGTAATGTTGTAAAACATTGTCCAACATGGTTATTAAATCTTCTATGAACATAGGGTTCTCTGACCAATCATCAAAGTATTCTAAATTTACACTTGATAAACAACACACTGCTGTTCTTTCTTCGTTGGTTGCTAGTGTAATCTCTGAGCATAGGTTGCTTTGTTTAATCTGTAAACCTAAAGCTTTCTGTTCTTTAGGTAAAGCTTTGTTACATGTATCAATGTTAATCATGTAAGGCTCACCTGTCTCTGCTCTAGCGTTAATGATTTGCCACCAAAGGTCTCTAGCATTTACAACTTTAACAGCTTCATTTGATTTGGGGTCAACCAATCTAAAGTCTCCGTCTTCTTCAACAGCCTGTAAAAATTCATTGGTAATGTTAATACCGTTATGTAGGTTAAGGTTCTTCCTGTTGATATCACCACCGGATTCTTTACGCATGTTAATAAACTCTTCTATCTCGGGATGGCTAATGTCCATGTAAGCTGCATAGCTACCTCGTCTTGTAGTGCCTTGGTTAAAGGCTAACATCTGAGAATCTACGACATGCATGAAAGGGATAGAACCAGTAGACTTACTGCCGTGAGTAGTAGATACACCGTTACTCCGAATGTCACCCCAATATCCACCAATACCTCCACCTGAACTTGCCAACCATATGTTCTCATCATAATGATCTGATAAACCAGTACGGCTGTCAGGTACGTAATTAAGGAAACAGCTAATAGGAAGACCACGACTTGTTCCCCCGTTGCTAAGAATAGGAGTGCTAAACATGAACCAACAAGCGGAACTGTAGTGGTAAAGTCTTTGAGCCAATTCAAAATCTGTGTGACCTTTGTAGGTGGCTCCAAAGACGGCTGCTCTTGCGAACGCTTCTTGTGCATGTGTTTCATTCTCCCATAAGTATCTATCCTTGAGTGTATCAAGGCTGAACTTATCTAAATTTTTTTCGTTACTGTAATTAATTTTGATACCAAGATATTCCTTGATACCTACTTTGTCTTCAACCATCTTTGTTTTCCTTCTGTAAATAGAGTGCTATTATAGCATAGTGTATTATCTTTAGCAAGTCTTCTGAGTTTTTACCTTGCTTTTTTCCATACCTCATGGCGTACTTCATGATGTTACCCAAACAAAAACCTTCTCCATGTCCGGCATCTAGTATCATATCAGTTGCTTGGTACTTACCATTGGCATAGTGTTGGTTGTAGGTAGTATCAATGTGTTGTTTAATTGTTTCTAATACTCTGTCTTCATTAAATTTATAGCTCATAGTTTCCCCAGTCTAAAGGTAAAGTATCTTCACTGTACCATGTAAAATTATTTGTCTCAGCCCATTCAGCATGAGTTCTTTTTGTTCTATCCTTTCTCATCTTAGCTCCGGGCATAGGTGCAAAAGGTTTCTGAAATAAAAACACTAACTCAGTATTCTCAGGTAGTGCTGTTCGTATATGTATGTACTTACTATACTCAGGGTAATCCCAAAACCTACCCTTGGCTTCAATTAAGATGGTGATACCATCAATTTCTTTTACAAAGTCAGGCTCATATTTATGCTTGACTATGTAAGGAATCAATTCCCAATGGTGTTCCCAGTCTTGTAGGATTGTCTCATGTAAAGTATGCTCCCACTTAGAGTCATACCCTTTAGGTAAATCTTTTTCTTTAGGTCTTATCTTCCTAGGTTTTCTAAAGCCTACCATTATACTACAGCCGAGTCATAGTTCTTGACAAGCTTCCAATAAGTTAAGATAGCATTAAACATTTCTGTGTGCTTCTGTTGTGATTCTCTATCCCAAACATGGGTAAGAATTAGACCAGTATCTTTTCTGTCTACAAATATAGATACTCTTTCTACATCCGTAAACCCACAGCCCTGTGCATAAGCAGACAACTGCATACCATGTTCATCGTATACTAATTTAGCAGGGTCTTTACCTTCTAAGTTATCTTTAGTTTTAAAGTCTATAAAGATACCAGACTTAGAATACAAATCAATCTTCCCACCATACCCTGAGTCAGCACAAAAAGATTCTTCTGCCAACCATTCTTCATTAGGGAAAACCTCATCCAAGTATTGTTTGATTGCTTTGTATGGTTTTGTTTTAGTCTTACCTACAAAACCTTTCTCAATCATACCATGTATCTTAGTGCCTTGTTCAGCAGCTTTAATACCTATTTGTTGTGAGTCTTTCTGACATCGGTAATAAAACGAATCAACTGCTTCATCCTCTCCTTGTTCTAAGGTTAAGATAGAGTTTAGTAATTGTTTTTGTTTCCAAGTTTCTAATGCTGGTTTAGCCATCATCCCCATGATAGTAGTAACAGAAGGGACTAGCCCTTCCTTCTTAGCATCACGAAGTGTGGTGTTTCTTTCCTTACCATTAGCTCCAATGATCGTATACATTGGCTCACCCTCTTGGGTATACCAGTGTCCCGACTCGGACTTAAACTTATTATAGTTATCTTCTACAAGGTTGTCAAGCTCTTTATTTTTCTTCATGATTTACCCACCTTAGTTTTCTTGTATCAGGCATAAATAATAAATATTGTACATCTGCTTTGATTTGTTTTTTAGTTCGTGTTGTTCTAGAAGTATAAGTGTCTTCTGTTCTATAGTCTCTACGGGCAGACTTAACATCAATTAACTTTATATTTCCTTTAGGGTCTCTGACAACTAAGTCAATGAACCCATCACACCCACAGTTTTTAAATACTTCATACCCATTATCCCATAGCCAAGTCACAGCATAGTATTCTGCCATGTCTCCTTTTCTACTTGGGGACTTTTCATTAATGCGTTTCACTCCAGTTCCTCCCTATTTTAAACTCACCATCTAAAGGACATCTCATTTCAAAGTGATCTCCTGCTTCACGCAGACTATCAACAGCAAGTTGTCCGGCTTTACTAGCCACATCTGTAGCTACTTCTATCTGCCACTCATCGTGGATGTTAGCTACAAACTTAAATGGTATGCCTGTTAGTTTTAATTTACCTTCTAAAATCTCTAATCCTTTCTTCATTACAATAGCACCACCACCCTGTAGTAAACTATTTAATGCAGCATGTTCATGTCGTATGTAAATCTTACGACCATCTATTCCTTTGAGGAATCCTCGTTTAGCTGCTCGTTGTACTTTTTCTTTAAGAGTTTTAAATGTGGGAAGATTATCGAGAAAGCGTTCTTTAAGTTCTTTACCTTGCTTTCTTGTACCTCCAACCACACTCCCAATCTTTTCATCTCCTGCTCCGTATACAAGGGCATAGATGAAAGTCTTTGCTGTATCTCTTGATTCAAGTCCTGCAAGTTTTTGGTTAGTTGTGTGTATATCTCCGTTGACCACTTCATTTATGTACTCCTTATCATTCATATAGTGTGCTAACATTCTAAGTTCTAACCCTGAAGCATCAACTCCAAGTAGAACATTACCTTCGTCTACAATCCAACAAGCTCTGCATTCCATACCAAAGGGACTGTATACTGCCGGTACTTGAGCTAAGTTAGGATGGTTGTGAGACATACGACCAGTGATAGTTCCGTTAGGAATCACTGAGCCATGTACCCTACCATCTTCTTCCAATGCATTCAACCATGATTGTACTTGAGCTATACGCTTCTGATACAACAGGAAGTCTGCAATAAGTTTAGCTTCATGAATGTGAGTAATCTTTTTGAGAGTACCCTCATCAACAATAGGCTGACCTGTAGGTGTAAATCTTTTAGGTATCCAACCCACCTCAATGAGATGCTCACCTATTTGTTTACGACTACCTAAGTTAAATTCTTTTAACTCTTGTCGCATGAATGGCTTGTAATTTTTTTGTGTCATACAAGTGTCATACTCTTCGGTTGTTAATCCAGACTTAGATAACTCACCATCTTTCTTAAACTTAGGTACAACTAATTTAACATCAACCATCCTAGGTTTAAAGGTACGCTGTACCTCATCAGTTACCTCATACATCTTAGCTTTTAAATCAGCCAGTAATGTAGTAGCCTGTCGTTCATCAAACTTGAACCCGTTGTTTTCTTGATCAGATATAATCCTAGCAACTCTATGTTCAAGAGCAATAGACTCATCACTAAACCCACGTTGCTCTTGTAGTAAAGCATAGTAAACTAATTCATTTAGCTTAACATCATTACCACAGTACTCAAGCATCTGAGGTGTGTACTCGTTAAAGTCTACAGGTTGTTCTTGTTTAGCAAAGCCAACACGATAACCCCACACCTTTAAGCTATGTCCGTTCTCACGGATGGGCTTGAAAAGTCTAGACATCACAAGAGTATCTTCTATATTTTTATTATAGAGATCAACCCCTGTTAGTTTTTTAATAACATCTAAATCAAATCGTAAGATGTTGTGTCCGATTAAGGTATCAGCTTGTTTAAGAAACTCAATACCCTCATCAATTTTATGAGGTGGGAACTCATGTAAAGCTCCACCTACTTCTTTGGCTACAATACAATGTAGCTTGGTTGGTTTAAGACCATCACATTCTATGTCAAATATTATCTTAGAATTCTGTACTGTCAAAAGTTTCCTCCTCTGATAACTCAAAGAGTCTACCAGTTTCATTGTTGTATCTTAGACTACATGCTAATCCTGTATCACCAGTGTACCTTGATTTAAGGACACGGACTTTCGTAGTGTTAGCTTCGTCTTCATTCTCTGCTTGTTGGTTTCGTTCTAAAGCAATCACACAATCAGATAACTGTGCTATACCTGCCGAACCTTTAAGGTGTGATAGAGATACTTCGATTCCCTGCTCATGTCCTTTATCACCGGATGCTCTACGCAAATGGGATACTAAGATCATACCAACACCTGTCTCTTCAACAAGACTACGCAATCTATTCATGAGTGAATCAATACCTCGTCTCTCATCACCCTCACCCATTACATTTACTAGCATATGGAGATGGTCTACTACAACCCACTTACATTCACAGCCTACGATTATATATCTTAGCTTAGAAAATATCTCATCAATGTCTGTTGCACCTAAGTGAGCATGTATAAACACTCGACCTTTAGGTATGACTCTATCAAAGAGAGTAGTTAGTTGTTCTTCAGTGTATTGATCTCGTCTCTCGTTAAGATACACTCGGTCATTCGCTTCAATGGATATGATACCATCAGCAGTTCGTAACCAATTCTCTTCAAGAGCAACGATACCTACATTGTCTTCGGTATTTTTAATGAGCCAATGTTCTAACTCACGAGTCACACTAGACTTACCTAGTCCTGTGCCACCTGTTAGAGTTACCAGTTCACCTTGTCGCATACCATATAGTTTTTTATTAAGACCTTCCCAAGGGTAGGCAATACTTTCTTTAGTCTCTCGGTGTAACCACTCAGATTTCTGAGCTGATAAGTCCATGATACCTGAAGGTGTATATGTTCTAGCTTCCCACCATGATGACATAAAAGCTTGAAACTTCTTTTGTCTGAGCATGTCGTTAGCATCTTTACAACCTGTAGGTAGTGAGACTATCTTAGCTTTTCCGGGCTTTAGTATACGGGCAACCTTCTGAGCTGCTTCTATACCTGCCTTGTCATTGTCAAAACATATTACTATATTCTCAAATGATTCAATGAACTCAATGCTCTCTCGGATATCCTTAACAGCACCAGATGCACCACGCTTTAACGAGACACAT